CGTACTCCGCTGCAAAACAGCATGGACGGCGACTTTGACACAGGTAACGTTCGTTACAAAGCCCGTGAGCGTTATTCGTTTGGTGTTAGCGATCCGCTCGGCATCTTCGGTTCGCCCGGTTCGTCCTAATCAAACGGCCCCACAAGGGCAAGTTTGGAGGCCACTTTCGGGTGGCCTTTTTATTTGTTGCAACAGTTTAAACAACGTGTTATAAATACGCATCCGGGCTTTCCGGTGTGTCAAACCGTCCCGGCGGACGTCATGCAAGATTGATACACCTTTAACTGCATGAAGGAAACATCATGGGATTCGCAACACACCTCGGCCCTTGGCTGCTCGGCACTGTCAAAAACACCACTGGCACTACCGCTGGAACCATCCAGAACACTGGCGCCACTTCTGTAACCCAGACTAAAAAAGTTGTTTATGACGGCGCTCTTTATACCGCCGATACAACAACTACGTTGTTTACAATTCCCGCAGGCGCACAAATTACAAGTATTCATATTGATACTTTGGTAGCGTTCACTGGCTCTACTGCTGCAAACATGTCTCTGGGCATTACAGGCTCAACAGCTTTGTACTGGGCCTCTACAGACATTACAACCCAAGGTCGTTTAGCCAACACTGGCGCGGCAGCTAAATTGGGTAATTGGGCTGGAGCAGCTACTACAGCTTCTCCTAACGGCGCTGGTATTGGGGCTACAGACGTAATAATTATTGCTACGGTACGTCCTACCGTTGCCAACGTAACTGTTGGTACTGTTCAGTACACTATTGTGTATTCTGTAGCAAATTCAGACGGCACTCAGTCTCCTGCTTCTGCTTAATTGATCTAGGGGGCTTCGGCCCCCGTTTACAAGGAGATTGATTATGAATCAGACCAACGTACAACAAGCGCACCTAAATGGTAGCGGGTTCTTAGTTCTTGGGCGAAATCGCATCAAAGGCATTTCATTTACAGGAACAAGTTCTGCTGGGTTTGTGGCTTTGTTTGATACAACAACTGCGCCTGTAACCACGGCTACTTACGGCCGTTCTGGTACAACCGTTACGATTACGCAAGCTTCCCACGGGTTTACAACAGGCCAGACAATTGGTATTGACTTTGCGGCAGGTACAGGTGGCACGGCTACTAACGGAAACTACGTAGTAACTGTTTTGACCTCAAGCACTTTTACCGTTACGGACATTAACTCTGGAACCATTACTGCTTCCCCAACGCTTGTTTACTCAAGCAAATGGTTATTGAGTTATGACGTAAGCGCCAGCGATACATACAACAATTCTCCATTTATCTCTGATGATGGCGTATTGGCTGTTAATGGCGTATATGCCTATCTGTCTAACGTAGCCGCTTGCAACATTTATTATGGCTGAAGCTAAACAAGCAACTCTGACTGGGCGGACGCTGTTTATCGGCATCCCCGCCTATGACGGGAAACTGAACATCAAGACTGCTTTTGCTCTGGCGCAGCTTATGCCCAAAGCGATGAGTCTTGGCGTGTCGGTTATCTTGTCTGATTTGTCTAACTGCTCCATCATCACAATGGCGCGTAATGCTCTGGTGCATGAGTTCTTGAAGACAGACGCGACAGAGTTGTTGTTTATTGATGCAGATGTAATCGCTACAGCCGATGACATGCTGCGGTTGATGGCTCAGAGCAGAGACATCACCACTGGCGCGTACCCACGCAGAGCCAAAGACCAAAACTTTTTTACTGATCTGTACTTTGACGCCAATGGCGATTTGGAGTTTGACGGGTCACTGATGCGTGTTGAGCGTGCGCCTACAGGGTTCATGTTGATTCAGCGTCACGTTATTGAGAAGCTGGTAGCCGCTCACCCTGAGTGGACATACGAGAAGTCCCCCACAGAGAAGATGTCAGCAGTGTTTGACTTTGCTATCGTTGATGGCAAGTATGTGGGTGAGGACTACTTGTTCTGCGACCGGGCTACCCAGATGGGGTTTAAGGTTTACATTGACGTAGACATCAGCTTACCGCACGTAGGCTCAAATGAATTTACTCGTAATTTCCGCGAAGAGGTTGTAATGCCTATGCTGGAAAATATCTACAACTCTAAGTTGAAGGCGGCGTAATGGCGACAAAGAAAAAAGGCCCATCACTGGCAGTTGGCCGTGGTGAGAAGCTCCCAGTGTCTAAGGGCGCTGGCTTGACTGCCAAAGGTCGAGCTAAATACAATGCGGCTACAGGCAGTAACCTCAAGGCTCCGCAGCCGCAAGGTGGCCCACGGAAAGATTCGTTTTGCGCTCGGATGTCAGGAATGCCCGGCCCAATGAAAGATGAAAAGGGAAAGCCTACCCGTAAGGCGGCTTCCCTAGCAAGATGGAAATGTTGAGATGGACGTAAATCTTATATGGTCAGCCGGACTGTCAATCATCATGGGTGTATTTGGATTCTTTATCCGAGAGAAACTTGGACAGGTCAAAGACATCAGTGAAGATGCCAAACGCATTGAGCGTCTCATTAACATCACACGCGAGGAGATTGCCCGTGATAACGTTACTCAAGCAGAAATTCAGCGAATTACTGACCACATTGACCAACGCTTTAACAAGCTTGAAGCAAAGATTGACCAACTTATTCAAGCGGGGCGATGATGCCAAGTAGCTCAAAGAAACAACACAATTTCATGGAAGCGATTGCACATTCGCCATCGTTCGCCAAGAAGGTAGGAGTCCCACAATCTGTGGGAAAAGACTTTTCATCTGCGGACAAGGGCCGCAAATTTTCTAAAGGTGGCGATATGAAGAACGACATGAAAGAAGACATGGCAATGGACAAGAAGCAGGACAAAGCCATGATCCAAAAAGCATTTAGGCAGCACGATGCTCAAGAACACGAAGGCGGCAAAGGTACAACTTTGAAGCTGGCTAAAGGCGGAAATGCAAGGTACATGTCGTTTACTGAAAAAGGTAAACCTGACGGCATGAAACCCGTAACTAAAATGTCTAAAGGCGGCATGAGCAAAGCAGAAAAGCAAGCTCGTGAAATGATTGCTGAAATGAAGATGCAAGCTGCGGCCAAGCGCGCATACGACGATGCAGACAAAACAGAACCTGCAATGGCTGCGCCTTCTATGCCTTCTGCGCCTCCTATGGCACCACCTCCTCGCCCACCTATGCCTCAGCGCCCCATGCCCCCTCAGATGCCCCCATCTGGTGGCGGTATGCCCGGCATGAATAAAGGTGGTTCAGTTTCTTCGGCTTCACGTCGCGGCGATGGTATTGCGCAGCGTGGAAAAACTCGTGGCAATATGTGTTAAGGAAAAATCATGGCAACTCGTAAAACTAAACGGTATTCTGATGGCGGCGACGTACTTGCAAGCCTGATGGGGCGCGCCTCATCTGTAGCCGAGGACTCGGGTCAAGGCACAAACGACCGTGAGCCAATGGCGCGCAGCCCTATGGGCAACGGCGATGCGGAGATGATGGATCAATTGAGGTCACGGTTGAACAATGCGGGCAATGAAGGAACGCCAGCCATGGGTATTGCAAATGCCATGGGTGATGTAGGCAGTACAAAAAATGGCCCCCCCTCTGTGCCTGCAAGTGCTCGTGAGGCATTACAAAATGCAGCCAGCGCTCAAGCGGCTAAATCTGCACTGCAAGGCATGCAAAAGCAAGGCGGATTAGAAGGCATGGCTGGTGCTTTAAGAGGCGCAATGGCTTCAATCCCTGAGCGCGGTAGAAATATGGGTAATCGCATGGGCGGAATGGCTAAAGGCGGTTCTGTATCCTCGGCTTCGAGTCGTGGTGATGGCATTGCTCAACGCGGTAAAACTCGCGGAAAGATGTGCTGAAATGTTAGCCAGTCGTGGAATGGGGGCTATTGCCCCTTCCAAGATGCCCAGCGGGAAAAAGAAAGCCCGCCGAGATAACACCGACTTTACGCAGTACGCGGAAGGCGGTCAGGTCGGCTTGTATGCCAACATCAACGCCAAACGCAAGAGGATTGCCGAGGGTTCTGGTGAGCGCATGCGCAAGCCCGGTGCCAAAGGCGCTCCTACTGCCGACGCATTTGTGCAATCTGCCAAAACTGCAAAGGTGTAATCATGGCTGAAAAATGGATTCAGAAGGCAATCAAAAAACCCGGCGCTTTGAAAAAAGAGTTGGGCGTGCCTGCAGGTAAAACTATCCCTGCAAAAAAGCTGGCCGCAGCAGCAAAGAAGCCCGGTAAAATGGGTCAACGCGCACGCTTGGCTGAAACCCTCAAAGGCATGAAATGACCACTACCGGCAGCACCCTCTTCAACATGGACTTCACGGAGATTGCTGAAGAAGCGTGGGAGCGTGCTGGCCGGGAAATGCGTTCAGGCTATGACCTGCGCACCGCGCGTCGGTCAATGAACCTGATGACCATCGAGTGGCAGAACAAAGGTATCAACATGTGGACAATGGAGCAAGGCTTCATTAACCTCATACCGGGATTGGCTACGTATGCATTACCAACCAACACCATTGATTTGCTAGAACATGTAATTCGTACTGGGTCAAACACCGCTTCAACGCAAGCTGACTTAACAATTACACGTATTAGTGTTTCTACCTATGCAACCATCCCAAACAAGTTACAGCAGGCAAGACCGATTCAGGTATGGATTCAGCGGCTATCTGGTGAGGTCAATCCTACAAGCTCTCTTCTTGCCTCGACAATTACCTCCACCGCAACCACGATCACGCTTGACACGGTGGTTGGGTTAGCTGGATCAGGTTTTATTCGTCTGGATACCGAAGACATCTATTACACGTACATCACAGGCAACGTCATTGGCGGCGTGTTCCGTGGTCAGAACAATACGACGGCAGCAGCGCATACAGCTTCTACAGCGGTTTATGTGCCTCAATTGCCAGCGGTAACTGTATGGCCTACGCCGGATAACAGCACAACCTACCAATTTGTTTATTGGCGTCTGCGCCGAGTACAAGATGCGGGTGCCGGCGCCGAAACAGCAGACATGAATTTTAGGTTTTTGCCATGCGTGGTTGCTGGGCTGGCTTATCACATTGCTGTAAAAGTTCCTGAGTTAATGCAGCGCATACCAATGCTTAAACAAATGTACGATGAAGCATTTGAAATAGCGGCTGGTGAAGACAGAGAAAAAGCTGCGGTGCGATTTGTGCCAAGGCAAATGTTCATTGGGAGCGCGTAATGGGTAATCGCTTTGCATCTGGCAAAAAAGCGATTGCTGAATGTGACCGCTGCGGCCAGCAATACAAACTCAAGCAGCTTAAAGAAGAGATCATTAAGCAGCGTAAGTACCAGTTGTTGGTATGCCCTGAGTGCTGGGACCCAGATCAGCCACAGTTGATGCTTGGAACGTTCCCTGTAGATGATCCGCAGGCGTTACGTAACCCCCGTAGGGACACAACGTATGTGACTTCAGGGAATAACGCGGCAGGCAACTTGTCTGGTGGCTCAAGAGATATTCAGTGGGGCTGGGCGCCAGTGGGTGGAAGTAAGTTTTTTGATGCGTCACTCACACCAAACTACTTGGTGGGAACGACATTTGTTGGTACAGTTACGGTATCCGTTTCATAGGAGTTAATCATGACATTTACACGATCAGCCGATGGCATTGCTAAAAAAGGCAAAACAGACGGTACAAACTTGGGTAATAGCGGCCCGACCCAAAAAGAAATGATGGGCGGCAAGGGCAAAGCCAAAGGCGTAACGGGCGAGGCTATGCGTAAAGTAGGCCGCAACATGGCGCGCGCCAACAACCAAAAGCGAGGCTAATCATGGCTAAATTTAGCAAAAAGATGATGGGCAAAGAAGTTGGTTCTGCCAGCGTCTACGCCAAGCCCCACACCATGAGTGGCAAAGCTGTCAAGATGGAAGCCAATCCCGGTAAAGCTCCTAATCGCAGCAAGCTGGATACGTATGATGTTACCGTCGGGAACGTCAGCAAGTCTGCCGGCGATGAGGCCATCAAAACCAGCGGAATTAAAATCCGTGGTACTGGCGCAGCAACTAAAGGCGTGATGGCCCGAGGCCCGATGGCATGACCTACACCGAACTCGTCACCTTGGTGAGTGATTACTGTGAGAACACGTTTCCCACGGTGGACATGAACACGTTCATTAAGCAAGCTGAACAGCGTATATACAACACTGTTCAAGTTGCTAATTTACGTAAAAATGTGACGGGCGTGTTGAGCAGTGGCAATAAATATTTGTCTTGCCCTGATGATTTTCTTTCAGTGTATTCATTGGCCATTTATCCAGCGGCTGGTGGCGAATACTTGTTTTTGTTGAACAAAGACGTAAACTTCATGCGCGAGGCTTATCCTAATCCAGCGACTACGGGAAAGCCAAAACATTACGCCATCTTTGGCCCGACAGTCTCTGGAAGCACCATTACCAATGAGCTGTCTTTCATTGTTGGCCCAACGCCTAACGCCTCTTACGGGGCTGAGTTGCATTACTACTATTACCCTGAATCAATTGTTACTGCTGGTAATACGTGGCTTGGCGACAACTTTGATTCAGTATTGCTGTACGGCACTATGTGCGAAGCAATTACCTACATCAAAGGTGATGCAGACATGGTTAAGCTGTACAACGACCGCTATATGCAAGCAGTTGCCCTACTCAAGAACTTGGGTGATGGCAAGCAAAGAATGGATGCGTACAGAGATGGGCAAGTCAGGATTCCTGTTTCATGAGCTCAATCCTGCAAACCCAGACCACCAGCTTCAAAAAAGAGCTGTATCAGGGCATTCACGATCTGTCTACCGACACGATTAAGATTGCCCTGTATACCGCTGCCGCAGATTTAAACGAAGCCACTACCGTTTACTCAAGCAGCAATGAGGTTGTAGCGTCAGGCTATACGGCAGGCGGTCAGGTCATGACGGGCGTGCAAATCAGCAGTGATGGTTACACGGCCTACGTTAATTGGGACAATGTAAGCTGGACGACCGCAGTAACGGCTCGATGTGCTTTGATGTACAACGTAACTCAGGGTAATAAGTCTGTAGCTGTGCTGGACTTTGGTTCAGACAAAACATCCACCACCACATTTCTTATTACCATGCCAGCCAACACATCAACGGCTGCGCTTATCAGGAGTTCAAATTGATCGTTACCACTACCAAAGGCGACATGGACGATTCTCTTCTTGAGAAAAAAGAAGGTTCCGTCGATAATGACAATGAATCCACCACATGGGTTGAGTATTGGTTGGATGGAGAACTTGTCCATCGCTCCGCACATGTAACTTTGAAAAAAATGCCTGTACTTGCAGGCGCTGAAACCGCTTCTTTTTAAGGAAATATCATGGCAAATACACAATCCATGTGCACTTCGTTTTTGGGCGAGTTGATGACCGCAACCCATAACTTTGGCGCATCACCCATTCGTGCGGCAACCACTGCCGACACGTTTAAAGCGGCTTTGTATTTGGCTTCGGCAACGCTAAATGCTTCAACCACTGTTTACTCAACAACAGGAGAAGTAACAGGTACAAACTACACTGCTGGCGGTGTAACAGTGACCAATGCAACGGCCCCTACATCTACCAACTCATCTACCACAGCGGGCGTTGGTTACTGGACTTCTTCGGCAAGTCTTGTTTACACTACCGTCACGTTGTCTACAGCGTTTGATACTGTGTTGATTTATAACAGCACTCAGTCTAACAAGGCCGTGTCTGTCCACACGTTTGGTTCACAAACCATCACGGCTGGTACGTTTACACTGACCATGCCAAGCAACACAACGACTACTGCCTTGCTGCGCCTCGCTACAACTTGACCTAACTCTTAGGTCTGGGGAGGGCCATGTTCGGATTAGCCCCATTTGCAGATGTCCCGTTTGCTGCGCTTGGATCGGTAATTGTTCCTGTTACAGGAAATGCCGCATCCGGCTCGGTCGGTACAACCACGCCCAACATTACGATTGCACTGACAGGTGTACAGGCTGCAGGATCGCCGGGTACAGCAATACCAAGCACTGCTGTAGCCCTGACGGGCGTACAGGCAGCAGGCTCTGTTGGTACAGTTGTTCAAAGCCAGTCCATAGCATTGACAGGTGTAGCTGCTGCTGGTTTGGTAGGCACAGTAACTTCAAGTAGTTCTGTAGCGCTTGCAGGGGTAGCGGCTTCTGGCGCTGTTGGCACTGTAGGCTTTGGTAAAACTTTTCCGGTTACAGGCGTTCAAGCCGCAGGTTCAGTTGGCTCCGTTACGCAGAGTAACTCCGTTGCCCTCACAGGGGTGGCTGCGGCGGGATTGTTGGGTACAGTGGTGGCTTCCGAATCTGAAGGCTCCACAGGCGATGCGGCGATTGGGTTTGTTGGAAACGTTGGGCCAGCAATATCTGTTGCCCTAACAGGCGTAGCAACTTCAGGATTGGTTGGAACAGTTCAACCGGGTAAACAGGCAGACTTATCTGGGGTATCTACAACAGGCGCTGTTGGCTCCTTGTCAACATCTCTTTCTACAGCGATAATTGGTGTACAGGCAAACGGCAGTCTGGGTGCGTTTGGGGTGTTTTATTGGAGTCTTATTGATGACGCCGAGACAGCCAACTGGCAAGTAATTAACAATGCCGAGACAGCTAACTGGCAACTTGTAGATACCACGGATGATGCGGGCTGGGCGCTCATTGATTTGCATGACTCATAAAGGTACATCATGGCTTTAGTTTTATCAGACCGCACACTGCAAACAGGAACCGCCAACACGACGGTCAGTTTTACGCTGTCTGGCAGCGTCACAGGCTATCAATCTTTCGCTGTAATTGGTAACGGCAACACAACATATTACTCGGCCACAGATGTCTCGGGGAACTGGGAGGTGGGCCTTGGCACGTACTCCACAACTGGCCCAACACTGACCCGCACAACCATTTTGGCGTCCAGCAACTCTGGCAGCGCGGTCACGTTCAGTGGCACGGTAACGGTATTTGTAACATACCCCGCAGAGAAGTCCGCCAACACCAACGCCGCCCTGACATCGGGTCGCGTAACTTATGCCACAACCAACGGCCTGCTGACTGACTCTGCTGGTTTGACGTTTGATGGGACTAACTTTGCCACTACCGGAACGGCAACGGCTGCAAAACTTATTCCTACGGGAACTAGCGTAACTGGTAATGGGATGTACTTGCCCGCCACCAATTCGGTTGGCATTTCTACGGCAGGCACAAACGCTGTTTACATAGACGCAAGCCAGAACGTAGGTATTGGAACAAGTTCTCCGGGCGTAAAACTGGATGTAAATGGTGCTTTACGAGTTGGTGTTGCAAGCAACCCAACTACTATTGCAAGCAATTCACAGTTTTACGATCAGTCTGGTATTGGCCCAACAATCAGCGGCTACAACTTTGAAGTGCGAACAGGCAACCCAACGCCATCGGCAAGGATGACTGTTGATAGCGCTGGTAAAGTGGGTATTGGAAGAACCCCTACAAATTTTGCTTTAGAAGTTGCGGGAAAACAGTGGGTTCAAGACGCAACTCAACCTTCTACATATTGGGGAAACACACTTTCAGATTACGTTGTTGCTTATTATGATGTGGCGGGAAAAGTCGGTAATTTTAGTGCAGAAGGCTCATCAACTCAATTGGCATTTAGAACTAACAGCACCGAACGGATGCGTATTGACTCTGGTGGCAGAGTTGGTATTGGTTGCACGCCAGCCTCTACTATCGCTTTGGACGTTGCTAACGCAGGCGTTATACGAATTAGGTCGAGTGGTTCTGAAGGCGGTCAAATTGATTTTAACAATAGCTCCGATGCTTCTGTTGGATTGTCAATTGACGTTGCTGGAACGGATGTAGGTCGTATTTTTCAAGCCAACAACAACAGCACCCTTTCAATTGGACAGCTTGTTGGTACTGGTGGTGTTGTTAGTTTTTCTACAGCAGCAGCAGAACGTATGCGTATTGATGCCTCCGGCAACGTAGGTATTGGGACAAGTTCGCCAACAGCCAAGTTGCATGTCAATTCTGGCACAGGAACATTAGCAAATTTCTTTGGCAACAACGCAAATAATTACATCCAGTTATCCGATAACAACGGAACCAACGTAGCAACTGTTGGCACAATCAGCGGCGGCAATTGGTATCTCTATACAAGTGGATACGGAGCGTTTTATACGGGCGCTACTGAACGGATGCGTATCGACTCCAGTGGTTATGTTGGAATTAACACAGCTACCCCGGGTACTCAATTATCAGTTGTAGCTTCAGCAACGGATGCTGGCGCTCTGTCTTTATTTTCTAATGCTCCTAATGGTCCGGGCGGTCAAATTACGCAAACAAATACCAACAACAGTTCTGTAAAATTTCTAAGGGTTTCTCCATCAAACAATTGGGAAATTGTAAACACTGCGTATACCGCACTGTGTATGTATGTCACCAATGCAGGCGCTGCATATCAAGGAAACAACTCTGCTACTTGGTCTATAACTTCTGACATTCGCATCAAAACAAATGTGCGTCAAATTGGCAGTGCTCTTGACAAAATGATGGCGCTCAAGCCTTGTCACTTTGAATACAAAAATGCCATTGGCGAAACTGCAACTGGTTTTATTGCTCAAGAGTTTGAGGAAGTATTTCCGGGTCATGTCAAGGAACAAGCTGCACCAATGCAATTTGAACAGTACATTGAGGGTGAGAACAAAATGCTTAAAACAATTGACGCAAACCTTGTGCCGTATTTGGTCAAGGCCATCCAAGAACTCAAAGCAGAGTTTGACGCATACAAATCTACCCACCCTTAAAGGAAAAGCATGACTACTATTACTTGGATTATCGAATGGATGTCCGCATCCACCACTGAAATCAACGGACACACTGAAGTTGTCTTGACCGCTGGCTGGCGCTGTAACGGCGTAGACGGAACTTATAGCGCAACAGTATACGGTTCTGCATCATTCCCCCAACCCGAAACTGGCGGTGCATTTACTCCCTACGCCGACCTGACTCAAGACCAAGTGCTTGGCTGGTGCTGGAACAATGGTGTGGACAAAACTGCCACTGAAGCCAACATTGAAGCCCAGATTCAAAATCTGATTGATCCACCAGTGATTCAACCACCACTGCCTTGGAGCGCGTAAATGGAAAACATCACTATTACAACCAGCTTGGCAAACACCATCTTGCAATACTTGGCTACACGTCCGTATCAAGAAGTTTATCAAATTATTGCGGCCATGCATGAGGCAGCAAAGCCCGTCCAGCCCACAGAATAACTCGCAAAATACCCACCATTCAGGAGTTATAAATGTCCAGCACATATTCCACCCTTAAATTTGAACTGATTGGCACGGGCGAACAGTCAGGGACTTGGGGCGCATCAACCAACACCAACATTGGTACAGCTATTCAGCAAGCCATTGTGGGCATGGCTACCCTGACATCTTCGGATTTCTCATCCAACGTTGCAACTTTAACCCTTGCAGACACCAGCGCAGCCCAGAACGCTCGTGCATTGTGTTTAAACATTGCAGCAGGCGCAGTATCCGCAGCAGGCACAATCAACGTCCCAGCCATCCAAAAGCCTTACATCGTTATTAACGGCTCAAGCTATACGGTAACCGTTAAAGTCTCTGGCCTGACGGGTGTAGCAGTACCTTCTGGTAAGCGCACAGTGGTGTACAACAACGGGACAGACGTTGGCGATCAGGTTACTTCTTTAACATCATTGGTTTTAGGCTCGGCCCTTCCAATTGCTTCGGGCGGTACAGGCACCACGTCTACAACTTTTGTAAATCTAGCCAGTAACGTTACGGGTACTCTTCCCGCAACAAACGGCGGAACGGGGCTTGCATCGTTTACTGTGGGCGATTTGCTATATGCCAATACAACCACCACCCTTGCCAAACTTGGTATTGGAACTACCGGGCAAGTTGTTACTGTAGCTGCTGGTGTTCCTTCGTGGGCATCTCCTACGTCATTTGCGTACCCCGGTGCTGGTATTGCCAACTCAACAGGCTCTGCTTGGGGCACTTCTTACACCACAACAGGCTCAGGTACTGTGGTTGCTTTGGCTACCAGCCCTACAATCATTACCCCAATAATTCGTAATACTGTTTCTGTAATAGGCACAAACACAGCGGCCGTTGCCTCCACAACATACGTTTTGACAGCCACTTTGACATTGACATTACCGGCCTCCCCAACTGCTGGTGATTGGATAAAAGTTAATAACTCATCAGGAACAATAACTCCTGTAGTTGCTCGTAACG